GCTCCTCGGCGCCGCCGCTCTTCTTGAGCTTCAGTGTGGCCGTGGCGCTGGGGCTGGCCTTGTCGCAGTTCACGATGATGGACTTGACCAGCGTGGTCGAGGCGGACGCTGTGAAGAGCGCCTGCGAGGTATTCGTGGCGCTGTTGCTGAAATTCTTGACCTTGAAATTGTTTGCCATTACCGGAGCTTATCGAAGGAGATAGGTAAAAATATGGTAAACAGTTCCGCGTCCTCGGAGGCGACCTGGATGTTGAACTTGTTCACGGCGATCTCGTCAGTTACTCCTGGCGAGGCGCTGGCCGGCGACGGAGCTACCGGCGGGTTGATGACCTTTGGCGGCTTCTCCACCACGCTGATGTCGTCCTCGTTGCCAGTAATGTGGAACAGCTCCACGTCATAGCGGCGCATCCTGCCGTTGTAGCTGTACTGGTAAATGCCCATGCGCCGGCTGTCGCTGAGCACCACGTTGTACATGTGCAGCAGCTTGGTGCTGTCGTTGGCATAGATGCTGCCGCGCTCGATGTACAGAGGCAGCTTCTGGCCGCGCAGGATTTCCTTGACGCCAAGAGCGTTGATGTCGTGACCTCCGCCAAACTCGGTGCTGCTCCAGGTCTCCGTGGAGCTGAAGGTGCTGGCTCCGGTCTTGACAAATATCTGCCCCTTGCTCATCGTACCGGTCGGCAGGTCGCCCACCAGCACCAGCCCGTTGTCCAGCTTGGACCTGGCGTTGAGGGCGTTGGTGGCTACGTAGTCGATGGTGTCACCATCGTTGCCATCCACGAATATCTTGATGTTTTTAAGCACTACGAACACCGCACCGATCGCGCTGTAGGTACTGTTCACAGTGCCGTCCGGGTTAATCATTTGGAACCCGACGCTCAGCTCAATTCCGTTGCTGTCTGCCGGCAGCTCCGCTGTTGTAAACTCGAACGGCCTATGCCCGGCCACTCCCAGCGGGTCGATTGGGGGATAGGGTAGGCCCGTGCTTTGGTTCAGGTTGCGGATGCGCAGCTGGGTTCGGTCCGTGCTGTCTACCGTCCACTCTGACGTGCCGTAAACCGTCGGCTCGTGCGGGCTCAGAAAGTTGTAATAGTATCCCGTGCCATCGTACGTGTGTTCCCATCTATGGTAATAGCTCCCCACCCTTAGGCGCACCACCAGGTCGGCGCGCAGCAGGGTGTCATTGCCTCCAGGAGCAGGATAGACCTGCACAAAATTGTCAAAGGTCATGCGAAACTTAGTTCCTGTCTCAAAGGAATAGTCCGCGATGTCCACGAGGGTGGCGCCAAAGTCGGGGCGCTGGTGCTCCTGAATATATACGGCGATGGGTTCCTGGTGGTTATAGGCCAGGGTCCGCCGCACCTCCTTGAGCGGCAGCTGGTGGGTGTATTCCCATCCGGTCTCTTTGATGATGTCGGTCTGGAGGGTCAGGGCTACGTTGACAGTGCTGCTGCTCGTGTAGCTGCCGCTGCTGTAGTAGTTCAGGTATGTGAGTGTGGCGCTGTCGTGGTGGCTCACCACTGGAATAAACCAGAAGCGGCCGTTCGCCAAAAACAGACGAGCGTTGAATACACGGCAGAAGGACTGCAGCACCTCAAGCGTGCTGTAGTATGCAATCTCATTCTCCTCCACCTTCAGCCACGTCTCCGTGTTGACGATGAGGTTGCTGAAAAAGTCGCCCGTGCCGTACAGGTTGGTGGGCGTGAAGGCGCTGTCCAGGCTGGCAAAGATGTCGGTCGCTCCCCAGTGGTCGGTGGTGCGCAGCTTGCCCAGGCAATGCTTCACGATGTACTCGCGGATGCTGCGCCCGTCGGCATATTCGTAGGCCACGCCGTTGTTGTTGAACTCGATGCCGGCGAGGTTGCCCAGGTCGTCTGCCGCGGTGATGCGTACCTCGGCAGGGTATGCCTGGTCCTGGCGCACCACCTGCTCCGGCAGGATGACGCCCGCCCAGTACAGCGTGTTCACCCCGTCGGGATCGTAACGCAACGTCACCGTCAGCTCACCGTCCTGGCTGCTCGGCAGGTAGTCCAGGAACGTCGTGATGCCGGCGGCGTTCTCCACGATGCTGAACTCGAGGGTGCTGCCGATGACAGGCTGGTGCCGGTCCTCGTTGTTGCCCTCGTAGCGCAGCACGTAGGCGTCGCCGCCCACGTTGAACGTCACGATGCTGCCGGCATAGTCGGCGTCATGGATGTTGAGCTGCCACTCCTCGCCGAGGATGTCGCTAAACTCTGCCCGTAGGCGTACAGCTGGTGCTGGCATCAGTAACCTCTTGTTCGGTATCGGTCAATGGTAGAACGCTCGGAGCTGAGCAGGATGTCGCGCCCGTCGAGGCGGCCGGTCACCACCACGTTGCCGCCCATGCCGCCCATCATGCTGCGCAGCTTGTCGAGCGGAGCGATGACCTCCGGGTTGGTACGTGCTCCAGGGTACTCACCCACCAGGCCCAACGTAGGGCCGCTCACGATGCCGCCGTTAGCAAAGGCCGTGGCAGCATTCAGGAATCCTTCCACCAGGGTCAGGCCGGCCACGATGAGACCGGGTGAGGCGATGCCGCCCGTGGCAATGTTGGCCGGGTTGAGCGGGTTGGTGGCGTTAGCAATTACGTTGGCTTTAATCATGGAGATGACGCCCTTAATGGTCTGCACCACCATGTTCTGCACCATCTCGCCCACTGTCATAGATCCACTCGCGACGTCGGCCACCATCGTCCCGAACTGCTCGGCAAACCCAAAGACCGCGTTCGTCGTGTTGTCCCAGTGCTGGCCTATCAGCTCTGCGTAGTATTTGGTGTCCATCTCCAGAACCGCCAGCTGTCCGAGGTTTTGCTCCACCACCTCGGCCATCAGCTTCGGCTCCATCAGCAGCGGGTTGGCAATCTGCTGCGGTGCGAGGGTCGGCGCCGGCGTCATCGTGCCGGGTGCCTGTCCTGCTGCTGCCTCGCCGCCTGCTGCTCCCCCTCCACCGGTTCCCGCCGTGGGAACTGGAGCGGTGGGTGTAGGCATGGCCGCCAGCTTGTCGCTGAAATTCTGCACCGAGGTCGCCGCCTCGTCGGACTTGAACTTGATGCTGTCGAAGAAGGCGTCCGCCTTGCCCTGCAGACCGTCTAAGAATCCGCCGATATTGCTGTCAACGCCTACCGCCGTGAGGAAAGCGTCCACTCCGCGGCCCAGCGTCTCGAGTGCGCCGAGGAACGTGCGGGTGATGGTCTGCCAGATGGTGATGCTGATGTTGGCGAGGTAGCCGAGGGCGCTCTTCCAGTCGCCCTGCAGCAGGCTCGTGAATGCCTGGAACAGGTTGCCGATGACGCCCAGCACGCCACGGAAGATGCCAAAGACCAAGTCCATGACGTTGCCCACGATGCCGATGAAATCGTCGCCGAACTGGTTCCAGACCACCTGCAGGAACCCGACGAACATGGTCCAGATTTCCTTAATGGCATCCACCGCGGACGCCACCGTCTGCTTCAGTTGGTCCCAGGTCTTGCTTCCGTCGCCGCTGGTGAAGTATGCGTGGATCTGGTCCCAGTTGGCAATGATGAGCGCAATGGCTGCGGCCACTGCGATGGCCACTGCTGCCATTGGATTTGCTAAGAGGGTAACATTCAAAATACCCCCCGACTTATTCGCCAAGTCCAGCGCATACTTTACGCCCACGACCGCCTTGCTATAAGCTGCAAACGCCATGATCGCCGGGCCGATGGCTGCCGCGATGCCTGCGATGGCCACGATGGTCTTCTGAGTGCCCTCGTCCAGGTTCATGAACTTGCCCGCCAGCTCCGTGACCTTGTCGATGGCGGCGGTCACGTACGGCAGCAGGACGCGCCCTATCTCCGCGCCGGCCTGCTTCAGGTTGTCCATGGCCGTGCTGAACTTACCGGCTGCCGTCTGCGACAGGCGCTCCATGGCGCCGGCCGCGAAGCCTCCCTCCTGAGCGAAGCCCTTGAGCACGTCGTTGAACTGCTGGACGCTGACGGCTCCGGCTCCAAGCTCGGATGCAGGCAAACCCGTGGCATCGCTCAGCGCCTTGAAGATTGGGATGCCGCGCTCGGCCAGCTGGTTCAAGTTCTCCAGCTCCACCTTGCCCTTGGCCTGAACCTTCGCAAAGATAGCCGTGATTTCCTCGATGCTCGCTCCGGACGTCGCTGCGATGTCGCCGAGGAACTGCAGCTGCTCGTTCACCTGCGAGATGTCCGTGCCGGCCGCGAGGAGCTGGCGAGCAGCGCCTGCGATTTCCTCGATTTGGAAGGGCGTAGCTGCAGCGAATTGGTTGAGCTGGTCCACCATCGCGGCGGCCTGCTCCGCGCCTCCTGTGAGCGAGATAAACTGCGTCTCCATGGTCTCCAGGTCGGCGGCAGCCTTGACAGCTGCAGCACCCAACCCGGCAATGGGTAACGTCACGCCCATCGACATGGCCTTGCCCATGTCCATAATGTTGTCGGAGGTCTCCCGTATCTTCCGCTGGATCTTGCCCAGCTCGCGGTTGAACTCCCGGGTGTCCGCACCTACGCGTACTATAAGGTCGCCGAGCTTAGCCATTCTTTCGTGCTATTTGCCGCAAGATAGCCATGCCATCCGCAGCGGGTTTGGACTTCTTCTCCCACGGGAACTCGATGAGGTCGGTGGGTGACAGGCGCTTCTTGGTATGTGGGTTCAGCAGCATGGTAGCCATCCACCTCGTGCGCTCCCACTCCCTCTGCTCGCGCTGCTCCATTAGCTCGTACATGCCGGTCAGGGCGTTGTTGAACTCGTCGAAGGTGAGGCCGTAAAGCGCCGACGGGGTCAGGCCAAGCTGGCCCAACCCCATCGCCTCAATCTCATCCCAGTTTACCGGCTTGCCTTTGCCCCGCTTTTTTTTTGGGCGTCTCCGCCGAGCAGGGTGCTCACCGCTTCGCTCAGCTTAGGCAGCTCGCTGACCTCGCAAAGGTCCAGGAAGCTGTCCACATCGTAGTCGAACTCTGCGCCTTCTGCTTTGGCCCCTGCCTCGGCAAAGTAGTACAGAAGCTCAGCGATGACGGTGACGTCGTTCTGGTCGATGGCTGCGATGCGGATGCCGGTGTTCCGTTCAAACTTCCGCCATGCGCCCAGGGAGGCGCGCAGCTGGAAGGTCTCAGTGCCGATGGTTACGGTCATGAGATGGTCTCATGTACCACTGCGCCCGTGAGATCCATGGTCAGCGACCACGTCACGTTATCCTCGAAGCCTGCGGTCTGCTCGATGGAGGTGATGTAGCCTGCGACGTCGAATTCTTTGTCTCCGGCGTTTGGGATGGCGCCGGAACCCACGTTGGAGAACGTGGCAAAGACCTTCGTGCCTGCGACTTGGTAACCGACCAGCGTGTTGAAGCCGTTCGTGGCGTCCTCGGCGAAGTAGCCGCTGACGTTAATAGATGCGGACTTCAGCGCCGGCAGGATTTCCTTCCAACCTGCAGAGGTCTTGGTGGTGATATCGCGCACGTCCGTAGACATGGAGATGCTGCACTCGGTCACGTTAGCGACGACAGTGTGGGTGCCGTCGGTGGTGCCGGTGAAGAAGCGAATGCTCGAGGCATTCAGGATGCCGGTTGTCTGGGCCATTATTCAGGAGTGTTTTCGGGTTCCGTATCTACTGTGGCTGCTGCCTTTTTAGGCTTCGCGGCCTTCTTGTATTTCTCGTCCTCCGGGTGCGCGTCTACGTGCCCGCTCTCCACGAGCTTGCGGTAGAACTTCATGGACACCTCGACCTGGAAGCCTTCCGGCCAGTCGTAGCCAAAGTCCTGGAGGGGTTGCTTGAGGGTGACAATCATAGTGCGAATGTAAGGAATGCGGGTTACTTGGATTTGCGCTGCGTGATGTACCACTGTCCGCCGATGCAGTGCACGGTGATGCCGTCGTAGTCGCGGTCCATCAATGCCGATGCGCTGCCGTCTATGGTGACCGTCGTGTCTGCGGCTGCCGGTCGCAGCGTGAGCGTGCGCTGGTTGCTCAGGTGGTTGCCGGTCTTGAGGCGCACCTCGCGGCCCTCGTTGCCGGCCACTACCGGCAGCCGGAGTGTAGCTGCTGCAGAACCCGAGGCGGAGGCGTAGTTGGCGAAGAGGAGGTGATCGTCGCTGTTTACAGTGAAGGTGGCTCCGTTGGTCAACGCGAGCGTGCGTGGCTCGTCATACACCGCACCGCGAATGATGAGATCGGGACGGACGGCGGTGACCGTGGGCAGCGTCAAGTTGCCCCGGTCGATGCGCGCCTCGTAGTCGGCCATGACCTTGTACGCCCGCTGCGCCTCCTCGAAGTCCATTGTCTCCGTGGTGTACTGAATGCTCTGCACGTTGACGCCGCTGTACGTCCCTCCCACCCGGTCCAGCGCCAGGCGCACCGCCGAGGCCACGTCGATGACCTGGGTGTAGCTCGTGGAATAGCAGGCTATCTCGATGCTGGCGGTGTCCAGGGCAGACGGCCCGGTCTGCACGTCGCTCGGGTCGTTGCTGCGGATGTTGTACACGATGTAAGGCATGGCCTGCTCCTGGTCCGCGACCTCCGGAAAGATGCGCGTGCTGACCAGCCCCGACACCGTGGCATCGTTGCTCAGCAGGTAGTAAATGGCTTTTCCTATCGTCATTTCATGTAGCGTGAGAACTCCTTCTGCAACTCACCTATAAGCTTCTGCCGCATCGTGGCGTCTACAGCTTCCATGGCCCGCTGGTGGACCTTGTAGTTTGGGTGACCGGTGCTCTTCCCGCCGAACTGGTCGGGGAAGTCGCCCTGCTCCACGATGTGTGCGAACCAGGCGTCCGCGCTCGCCGCCACCT